TGTGGATGCCGTGACGAGCCTTAAGTACAAACTCGAAAACTTGAGTTAACACATGGCAAAGCCTGCGCCATCACGGGTTGCCGCCGCGCTCGACTACTTGGAGCGGCTGAAGAGCCAAGCCGCCGAGTTTGGTGGCGGTGTGGTGGAGAACCTCGCAGACCGTGCTAGGAGCGTCGGAGGACTTGCATACGAGGCTCTGACGAGCGACCCCAACATGGGGCGTATGACGACGGCAGAGTACGCCCAAGCCGCCGACCGCCCAACCCCTCGCCTAGACCAAGCCGCCCAAGACCTCGGTACCATCGGCAAGGCAATCGTTACGCAGCCGGTTCAGACGGGCAAGGCTCTTGTGCAGGGCGAGGTTGAACGCGCACAGCAGGCGATGACCAGCCCCCGCGCTGCCGGTGAATACGCAGGGTCGATGGTTGACCCCATGCGGATAGCCGCCGCGCTACGCAAAACCGCCCCCATCGCTGAACTAGATGTGTACCACGGCACCCCGCATCGGTTCCCCGAAACGGAGGCCAACCCGTTAGGCGAGTTTGACGCAAGCAAAATAGGTACGGGTGAGGGCGAACAGGCTTACGGGCACGGAATTTACTTTGCCGAAAGTCCTGATGTCGCGAAAACATATCAATCAGCGCAAAGCCCACCAGCGCGAAAAGCAACGATGGCATTGCAAGCAACTGACGGAAATGTAAATAAGGCTATTGCTGCAATAAAAAAAGAAGTTGCAACAATGAGCGCCCACAAGGATTCGCCGTATTTACGGCAAGGCGCGTTCCAAGAGACGCAAGACGCGCTAAATTATCTGCAACAAATGAAAAAGGGCGCTGCACCACAAACGGGCGCGCTTTATACCGTCGACCTACCCGACGAAATGGTAGACCATATGCTCGATTGGGAAAAACCGTTAAGTGAGCAATCAGAGTTTGTAAAAGCCGCTATACGCGCCATGCCAAATGCGCCTGACGAAAGCAAATGGAAAAATTGGACGGGAGAATATTTGTATCGAATTCATCTTCAGCGCGGCGGAAGAGAATCACCAGAAAAACCGTTGAAAGTTACAGCATCGGAAAAATTACAAAACGCTAGTATCCCCGGCATCAAGTACCTAGACGCAGGTAGTCGTAGTCGCGGATTGAGCGCCACCGGAACGCGCAACTTTGTCGTATTCCCCGGCGAGGAAAAGAAGGTACGCATACTGGAGCGTAAGTAAGTTAACCCAAGGCAACAGCGGCAAAGATAGTTTCATTAGATAAACAATCAAGATATATTAACCCCGGTATGCCAGCAGGAAGACCCAAAGGAAGCCCGAACAAGTCAACCCAAGCAGCGAGGGAGGCTATCTCTCGTTTCGTAGACGGCAACGCAGACCGCTTGCAGGGCTGGCTTGACGAGATACACCAAGAGAAGGGCGCAGAGGCGGCGTTTAAGTGCTTCAGCGACTTACTTGAATACCATGTGCCTAAACTCGCACGCCACGAACACAGCGGCGTAGATGGCAAACCGCAGGAACTGAACATCCGTTGGGGCGAACCCAAGTAATGGCAAAGGGCGACCATCGGTATCGCCGGTCATTGTGGGATAGGTTCCACGATAAGGTTATGCCCGAGCCGAACACGGGTTGCTGGCTTTGGACGGGCGCGACGAAGGAACACGGATACGGGGTCATTGGCCTCGGTCGCCGCGATGAGGGAACCGCGAAAGCGCATCGAGTAGCATGGCGGCTTTACAGGGGCGATATTCCTAAAGGCGAGTGCATATTGCATCACTGCGACCAGCCTCTTTGCGTTAACCCGAATCATCTGTTCTGCGGAACGCTGTCAGACAATATGCAAGATTGCGTGCGTAAGGGCCGCAACTTCACGCCAAACAATCGTGGTCGCAATGCGAAATGGGCGCGGTTAACAGAAGATGCCGTGAAGGACATTCGTGCAAAAGCGTTGTCAGGCATTGAATACGCAAAAAAGTATGGCGTAAGCAAAAGCGCAATTTACGAAGTTTGGCGCGGGAAGAATTGGGCATGGATGTAGTCCTGCCATATAACCCTCGAAAGGCGTTTTTGCCTTTCCATGACAGGAGCAAGCGGTGGGCGTGTTTAGTCGCCCACCGCCGCAGGTGCAGGTAAAACAGTTGCAGCCGTCAACGACATCATTCGGGCGGCCATCATGTACAAAGGGCCGAACGGTTTGTTTGGATTCGTTGCGCCATACCAAAACATGGCACGGCGCATCGCATGGGATTATTTTAAGTTCTTCTCCGAACCGCTCATCAAGGACGCAAACGAGCAGCAGATGACTATTACGCTGGTTAACGGCGTAAAGGTCAGTCTGTTTGGAGCCGACAACGCAGATGCCATGCGCGGCCTCGGGTTCAGCGGTATCTACCTAGACGAATACGGCGACTTCAAGCCCAGCGTGTTCGGTAATGTCATACGCCCAGCCCTATCAGACAAGCAAGGGTGGGCTGTGTTCGCCGGTACGCCGAAGGGCAAGAACCAGTTCTGGGACATCTACGAGACTGCCCAACGCCTGCCCGATGAGTGGTTCCTGCTACGCCTACCCGCTAGCCAATCAGGGCTACTACCGCAGGGTGAACTCAACGCAGCAAAGGCGCAGTTGTCGGAAGACCAGTACCTCCAAGAGTACGAGTGCAGTTTCGAGGCGGCTATCCTTGGCGCGTTCTACGGCACAGAGATGCGACAGGCAGACCACCGCATCAGCCCAGAGGTGCAGCACGACCCCGGCTACCCTGTGTACACGGCATGGGACTTGGGCTACCGCGACGACACGGCTATCTGGTGGTATCAGGTCATCAGCGGCGAAGTGCGCGTCATCGACTTCTTCGCCATCTCGGGTGCAGACATCCGCGCTATCGCAGAGGTAGTCGTTAACAAAGGTTATCGGTATGCCAAGCATTACCTGCCGCATGACGCACGGGCAAAGAGCCTGCAGACGGGTCGCAGCATCGTCGAGCAGTTGGCCGACCACCTCGGGATAGCCAATCTGTCGGTGGTTCCTAACATTGGCCTGCAGGACGGAATCCAAGCAGTTCGCCAAATGTTGCCCCGAACTTGGTTCAATTCCGTAAAATGTGGCGACGGGATAGAGGCTTTACGGCAGTACCAACGGGAGTATGATGAGGACAAGAAAGCGTTCAGGGCATCACCCCGACATGATTGGACATCACACCCTGCTGACGCTTTCCGTATGTTGGCAGTTGCGTGGAGGCAGGAGCCTGCCGCGCAAAAGCCGTTAGAGGGCAAGGTGCTTATCGTTGGGCCGCAGAACGAAGTCACCCTTAACGATATGTGGCAAGTGCATGAGCGCAGCGTCTCAAGGAGGGCGCGAATATGAGTGGCGTTAATCTTCCGTATCAGTATCCCTACGAGACGGTCGCCGCCTCGCAGACCGCGCAGGTGCTTGGCACCAATGGCGCAGCAAACGACTACCTGCATCGCATCGTGGTGACGGTATCCACGGCTGTAAGTTCGACCGTTAGCATTATCGACGGCAGCACGACCGTGCTTGCAATCCCTGCCAACACGCCCATCGGTGTGTATAGCCTCGAACTTGGCCTCAACGCGGCTACCGGCCCGTGGAAGGTCACGACGGGCGCAGGCGCTGCTGTTCTCGCAGTTGGGCTGTTCAGCAAATGAACCGCAAGCCCGGACTCTACGCCAACATCCTAGCCAAGCAGGAGCGTATCAAGGCTGGGTCGGGTGAGCGTATGCGTAAGCCGGGAGAGGCTGGTGCGCCGACTGCAGCGGCGTTCCGCGAGTCTGCCAAGACCGCTAAACCCGAGAAGAAGGGTTACTAATGAGCGCAGCGTGGCAGCGGAAGGAAGGCAAAAATGAAAAAGGTGGCCTCAACGCAAAGGGCCGCGCATCGTATAAGGCCGAGACGGGCGGCACGCTCAAGCCTCCCGTGAAGGGTGGCGACAATCCTCGCCGCGCCTCGTTCCTCGCACGCATGGGCAACATGGCTGGCCCGATGGAGAAGAACGGCAAGCCTACCCGCCTCGCTCTCGCGCTGCGTGCGTGGGGTGCGTCGAGCAAAGAGGATGCGCGTGCGAAGGCTAGTGCCATCTCTGCGCGAAACAAGAAGGACTGAA